AGGTCCTCAGTGGAATGCATTTTTATCTTCTATTGTCGAAGGATATAGAAAGTGAGCAACAACGTTGTCAACTTCCCAAACACACTTTGGCAAGCTCCTTCTAATAAAGAAGAGGCAGAAAAAAGACTAGAGGAGTTTAAGGACGCAATGCTAGATGTGTTCATGGATGACTTCATGCCGTTTTTTCTTGCCAGAATTAGCACTTATGGAATTATGATAGAAAATCAACACGATATTGCATTGATTGCTCATGGGATTAGATCTGCAATCATGCGAACACACAATCGTCAACATCCTTTGCAAAAGTTTGCTGAAGAAACGTTTACATTTGATGATGAAAAGGATTCTACAACTTCACCAACATAAATACCTAATGAGGATGTGATGATTATCGTTGATTTGAATCAAATATCGATTTCTAATCTAATGGCACAGATTGGAAATCACACCAACACAAAGATTGAAGAGAGCCTTGTTAGACACATGGTTCTTAACACACTTCGATCCATTAAAACTAAATTTCAAGAATATGGCGAAATGGTTATAGCGTGCGACGACAAGCATTGCTGGCGTCGTGATGTTTTTCCCTACTACAAAGCTAACAGGAAAAAGGCCAGGGAGCAGTCGGAGCTTGACTGGTCAATGATCTTTGACACAATCAACAAAATCAAATGTGAACTCAAAGAATTCTTTCCATACCGAGTAATTCAGGTAGAAGGAGCAGAAGCAGACGATGTTATTGGGACTCTGGTTCTTATGGAAGGTAAGATGCTTTCCATTGGTAAAGATGTTTTAATTGCATCTGGGGATAAAGACTTTGCTCAGCTTCAGAGATTTTCAAACGTGACACAATATGACCCCGTCAAAAAGAAGTTTGTAAATTGTTCAAACCCCGACAGCTTTTTAAAGGAACATATCCTTAAGGGAGATCGTGGCGATGGGATTCCTAATGTACTTTCTGCTGACAGTTGTTTTGTACGCGGTGATCGTCAGAAGCCAATGACGGCTAAGAAGATTGCACAATATATAAGCATGTCAGTATTGGAGATGGATGATACGACAAAGCGAAACTTTAAGCGGAATGAACAGCTAATCGATTTGCTCAACACCCCTGAGGATATTAGACAGAAGATTCTTGATCAATATCATGAGCAGGACAAAAAGGGTAGGGACAAAATGTTTAACTACTTTATTTCGTACAAACTAAAAAACCTTATTGAACTGGTGGGTGAATTCTAATGAAACTAGGAATGAGTGAGATGCTAGACAAGACGTCTAAGATTGCTGAAAAACAAAGTCAAATTGATTTTTTGCGCAAGAACTTTAATCAAGCGTTTGGCCTTGTCCTTCGCTACGCATTTGAAGAGAATGTAAAGTGGGTTTTGCCTGAGGGTAACCCTCCATACAAACCATGTCCTTATCCCGATCAAGAAGGCAGGATGTTTCAAGAAGCCAGACGACTCTATCTTTTTATTCAAGGGGGCAACGACAACCTTAAGCCAGTAAAGCGTGAGATGATGTTTATTCAGTTGCTTGAGTCAATTACTCCTGATGATGCAGTAATGCTTTTGCGAATGAAAGATGGCAAACTTCCTCACCCTTCTATTCCAGTGGAGCTTATTCTCGAGGCCTATCCTGGCTTGATTTTGAATCCACGAAAGGAGTTCACCGGAGATAAGTCCGTTGACACCAAAAGTAGCAAAAACGATGCTACTAAAGCTCCTGTTAAGAAGAGGGGCAGACCTAAGAAAGAAATTAGTCAACCTACTAATGTTGCTCAGGAGGAGCAGGTAATAAATGGGTAAGAGCTACAAGCGGAGTCATCGGGACGATGATTTTGAAGACAACTATATTAATACGCGTGACGACAAAAAGAAGACACGCAACTTTCAAAATGCATTGAAACAAAAGAACATTGAAAAGCTTCTTAGATATGATGATGATTATGAGGACAGAGACTAATGCCGACCTACACGTTTGTCAATAAAGACACTAGCGAAGAAATCACGGAGATTATGTCAATAGCAGAAATGGAGGATTTCCTTATAATTAACAAGAATTTTCAACAAGTACTTTTTCCTGTTGGAATTGCTGATCCAACAAGACTAGGGGTCCGCAAGCCAGACAGTGGTTTTAGAGACGTCTTGAAGAACATCAAATCAAAGCACAGGAAAAGTACAGTAAACACATGGTGAACAACATTGGAACAGAAACTTACTAAGAAACAAAGAAGAATTTTGAGAGAACAAGGATTGCTGGAGGATAAACAAAACAAACCATCGTACAGTCTAATAGACGTCAAACCACTTACACCAAACCAACGAAAGACGTTTGATAGCTTCAAGCAAGGCAAAAACCTGCTTCTTCACGGTCTTGCAGGAACAGGCAAGTCGTTCATCACTTTGTACTTGTCTCTTCTAAAGTTGAAGAGCAGTGATGAAAAAATGAAGAAGGTTATGATTATGAGAAGCGTTGTCCCAACAAGGGACATTGGCTTCATGCCTGGTAATGCTAAAGAAAAGGTCAAGATGTATGAAGCTCCGTATGAGCAGATAGTAAATCATCTGACAGGCCGCCACGATGGCTACAACCTACTAAAGATGCAGAATGTCATCGAGTTCACTACGACGTCGTTCATTCGAGGAATAACAATCTCAGATGCTATTGTCTTTGTGGACGAAATCAACAACATGACATTCCATGAGCTCGACAGCATTATTACAAGAATTGGTGACAACTGCCAAATCATCTTTTGTGGTGACATGAGGCAGTCCGATCTTACACGAGAAGGAGAGAAGCAAGGGCTTCGAAACTTCATGAAGGTGTTAAAGATCCTCGAGTCTTTTGATGATGTTGAATTTGAAATTGACGACATTGTCAGAAGTGGACTCGTTCGTGAGTATATCGTCGCTAAGGAATCGCTCGGTCTTTGAAAGAACAAAGATCTTTGAACACAAGTTGCTGCCATCAGTCAATCTAGAAAGGGTTGATGTGAATGGCATGAGACACTACAAGACACCAGATGGAATCTTCCCGTCTGTGACTACTGTCCTTTCTAACATGAACAAATCGTCTTTGGATAAATGGAAGAAGCTTGTCGGTCAAGAGGAGGCAGACCGAATCAAAAACAGGTCCGCTACCCGAGGTTCAGAGCTTCATTTGATAGTCGAGAAGTATATGATGAATGAGTCGTGGCAAGGCACATTCATGCCATTGACTAAGATCCTTTTCAAATCAATTCAACCGACTCTTGATGAAGTTGAAACCGTCTACGGGGTTGAACTTCCCTTGTACTCCAAAGATCTACGAACAGCAGGGACGACTGACCAGCTCTGTTCTTTCCGTGGCAAAAATACAGTCATAGATTTAAAGACAGCGTCAAAGACGAAGTTAGAAGAGCACTTGACTTCTTATTACTATCAGTCTACAGCATATGCTATGATGGCTGAATCTTTGTTTCACATTAACTTTGATCAGATTGTTCTGGTGATTGCAGTCGAGCACGACTTTGCTCAGATTGTCATCGAAGATTCTCATAAATATAGAGAAGATGTGAAGGAGTTTTTCGACATACATTCTAGATGACCAAGGAGTTCTTATGCGAGTAAGAGTTCGTGGTGGTAATGAAAATACTCGAAAACAAATCAAGCACGCTGCAAAATGGTACGGTGACAATATAGTCGGCTATAAACTAGCCGATAATGTTTACGTACGAATAGACCTAATCCCAAATCTCCAAATAGAAGAACGTTGTTATGCAAGAGTGGTTTGGTTGAAGACAAACCACAGGCCTAGGCATTTTGCAATTGAGATAGATTCAAATCTTAAGAAAAAGATGATGTTGAAAACTCTTGCACATGAGTTTGTTCACATTAGGCAGTACACAAGGGATCACTTGAAGGATCTTTATGATTGCACAAGGGTAAGATGGCACAAGAAGATTTTCAGTGAACAGCAAATTGACACGCTATATAAAACGTTGCCTTGGGAGCTTGAAGCTCATAAGCTCGAGAAACATTTTTATCATGCATATGCGAGGTTTTGTAATGGCACTTCCAAGAAGCAAAAGGCTTCCTCTTCTTTCCAAAGAAATCTACAAGACACAAGATCAAATAGTAGAGCTTGAGTGGAGCAATAACTTCAAGCGCGCCGATTTCTTTAAACTGCGTCTTCAGCATCTGATGGAGCTGAGGGATGCAGGCAATATCTATTACCCTAATTTTTGAGAGGTTATTATGGACTATGCTGTTGTTGGCCTTCAGTGGGGCGATGAAGGCAAAGGTAAGATTGTCGACTGTCTTATCAATCACGCACTTCCTAATAAGATTTGTGATGTTGTCAGGTTCAATGGGGGCAACAATGCAGGGCACACAATTGTCAAGAATGGTAAGACGTATAAGCTCAGTTTGATTCCTACAGGTGCTTTGACAAATGGTATGAGGAACACAATTAGTCGTGGTGTTGCTTTTGATCCTTTGTATTTTATCAAAGAGCTCAACTACCTGAAGGATAATGGTATTGAGGTGATGCCAATGTACAGTGTGCAGTCTGAGCGTGGGGAGCTCAAAAACATTCATACCACTTCTTATCTTAATATTGACGAGGGTTGCCCCATAATTACGCCCATGCATCGTCACATTGATCAGAAGGAAAACGGTTCGATTGGAACTACCTGTAGAGGTATTGGTCCAGCGTACTCTGACTATTATGCTCGTAAAGCAATCCGAGTGCGTGATCTACTGTTGACTGCAAAGCAGTTCAAAGAGCAGTTCCCACACTGTGATGAAGCAACATATCAAATGATTGAAGAAGTAAGAACTACCATTAATCCATTTATCAGCGAGTATCCTATCTTTTCATATGAAGTTAAGTCTGTTCTTTTTGAAGGAGCTCAGGGAATGATGCTCGATGTCTTCTACGGCACCTATCCATATGTGACGTCTTCACCTGCAAATCCTGCATTTGCTTCAGTAGTGACAGGATATCATCCGAAAGAATTGTGCACCATCGGTGTAATCAAGGCATATGCTACCCGTGTAGGACACGGTCCGTTCAACACAGAGATTACAGAAGGTCCCGCCGCAGATGTTCTTAGCAACGTTGGCAAGGAAGTTGGAACTGTGACAGGGAGGAAGCGCAGGGTCGGATGGCTTGATTTGACTGGTTTTCATGAGATCACTAGTATTGCTAACGTAAAGACGCTTGCCTTGACAAAGCTCGATGTTCTTGATTCCTTGAACGAGATTAATGTTTGTGTGAATTCAACAGATTCTGATTCACAATACATGACCTTGCCAGGTTGGAAGACTTCGACACGAGGCATCACAAATTACAATGATCTCCCACAAAATGCAAAGGCATATGTTGATTTCATTGAGAAATTCACTGGATATGGCATAACCATGATTTCTACTGGTCCGGAGAGTGACAGTGTCATTCTGCGTCCTTGGCGGTGAAAGAAATGTCAAAAAATGGTATCAAAATATAGTTGATTCATCTAGCATGCAAACAAAATTAATTATCTCGTTCAAAAATCAAGCAAAAATCTTTTGTTGACATTTTTTTCCTTTTCGAAGACTCTCACAAATTGACAACTGAAAGGAATGATATGTCTAAACATGTAAACATTGCTATGTCTCTTGCCCAGGAGGCAAAGAACCAGTCTTCAGCATTTACTTTAAGACATGAAAATTATGCTTTTGCTTTTGGATATCTGACTGGAACTCTTGCATCCGTTCTTATGATGCTCACGCCAGAGCAGCTCACTGAAATTGAAATTAAGAACGGCCTTTCAAAGGAGGTTTGAATGTCTTTGACAGAAGCTCAGCTTTACAATCTTGCTAGTGGAGGGGGGTCTGTGTATGGCACGCACAATATGAAATTGTTTTGGGTCGCAAAACAACTCAAATCCGGCGATTTTGTGTACGTGGCAGGACCTTTTGCAACGTTTGCTGCTGCCGCAAGTCGAGCGTCGCCTAAACGCGTGATTGTTTCTTCTGAGGTTTCCGTACGTTTGGAAAAAGGTGTGGAAAAACAATAAGTTACAGCCCTGTTGCCTTTTTTTCAAATAAACAAGATACTGAGTACATAAGTTGGAAACAAGGAGAACAGAGATGCGAGTTTGGATAGTGCTGTATTCTTATCGCTATGAAGATCCTATGATCGCCGGCGTGTTCGCCTCGTTAGAAGAGGCGAAGGCTTACCTGAAGGGTCCTGAGGGCCGTTGTTCGCACCTTTATCTTTATTCCGAAGAGGGTGAGGAGGTGGAGGGCTTCGCGAAGTCCTAACCTCTTCAAAACACACGAAAAAATATCCGTTGCCTTTTTTCCGGAAAAAGGTATGATAAGGATAGGTCAGATGGAGATGCAGATGACGAAACTCGAGCAAGCGGTCGAGGCACTGAAATCGAACAAGTTCGCGACGAACTCGGAGTTCGTCGAGTTCCTGATGTCGACTCTGAAGATGTCGAAGCTGGGTGCTCGGACGTACGCCTACAACGCGCGGAAGGCTCTCGGCACGACGCTCGAGGCTGCGAAGAAGGCGACGAAGGCTCGATACTTGCCGACTGTTGTGGATCCGTCGTCTGTTAACCCTTACGATAAGAAGTCGGTTGAGCGTTATGCTCGGTATCTTCATTCGATTGGAACGAATGAAATTGTTCGTGACATGAACTTCGACGAGGTCTGGGTGCTAAAGTGGGATTATGCCAGGATTGCTCTCGAGCGTATCCTTCCGAAGGACGAGGCCCAGAAGGTTCATCGGAAGTTGTTCGGCTGACATTTCCTCATAGAGGTAATCATGGCTGTTCCTATGAAGCGTCAATTTGTTTCCCTCGAGGCGTTCAACTACGATAAAGAAAGAAAGGTTCTTTCTTTGGTTGTCTATCAGCGGCCCCGCTGCGGCTTTCCTAAGTACCTCATGGTGCAATCTCATCACACAGGTAAGGAAGTTCGCTTCTCGGCTGTTGACAGACACGACAAACTGTTTGATGAGGATCATTGGGACGGTATGCAGCAGATCTATCGACCAATTGGTAACGTCCCAAACGTTGATCATTTGGTTTTGATTGCTGGTTGACTTTTTTTCTTGTCCCAGTGACACTCCCTAAGTCACATACAGTTTAACCCTTTTACGAATCAACCCGATGGAGAATTATATGACTAAGACCTCTAAGCTGTCCCAGGCTATGGAAGCGTACAAGACTGGGAACTACAAGACGAATGCCGAGTTCGTCCAGTACCTCATGACTGACCTCAGCATGAGCAAGCTCGGTGCGCGTACGTATGCATATAACATCAAGCAGAAGCTTGGTCGTTGGGCGGTGGATGCTGACAAGATTAAGACAGATGTAGTCGCGACCGCACCCAAGGTCCGCAAGCATAAGGTTGTCAAGCCCTCGAAGATCACTGTCAGTCTCGATGAGGTGTTCAGCATTGCTAAGGGACAGTCTTCTCTTCCCACAGAAGTAGATGACACAGATCCTCTTGCGATCCCGGACTTCCTCCAGCGTCCTCGTACGAAGGCTGAAGGTGAACCGGAGACTCGCAAGCCGAGCCGCAAAGCGAAGCTGAAGACTGATACCAAGACCGACGTAGACACTCAGGACGTTTTGACTAACAGCAATGTGTGAATGGGAGGAAGCCAGGCACCGTGCCACAACCAAGTAACCTGCTAGTATAACTTGCAAGATTATCAACGGAGATGGGTATGAATCTCAAGAAAATCCTCAACGATCATCAACTGTGGCTGGACGAAAACGCGCGCGGCAAGTTGGCCATCCTCAGTGGGGCCGACCTCAGTGGGGCCATCCTCAGTAGGGCCAACCTCAGTAGGGCCAACCTCAATGGGGCCATCCTCAGTAGGGCCAACCTCTGTAGTGCCAACCTCAATGGGGCCATCCTCAATGGGGCCGACCTCCGTAGGGCCGACCTCAGTTGGGCCGACCTCTGTAGGGCCAACCTCATTGGGGCCATCCTCAATGGGGCCGACCTCAGTGGGGCCGACCTCAGTGGGGCCGACCTCATTGGGGCCGACCTCTGTAGGGCCAACCTCATTGGGGCCATCCTCAATGGGGCCAACCTCAGTGGGGCCGACCTCAGTGGGGCCAACCTCCATGGGGCCAGCCTCAGTGGGGCCACGCGTGGCGATTGCACGCTTATAGGTCTTCAGGCATCAACCCAGCGCAGCGATAGTTTCATGTTTCTTCTCTGGGACACGGAAGAGGGCTGGCGCGTTGATGCAGGTTGTCGTTGGTTTACCTTCGAGGAGGCGAAGACGCATTGGAAGACGACTCGTGGCGGTACGTCTTTGGGGGACGAGACCTTTGATATCCTGCAGTTCTTCCGTGCGCGTGCAGGGTATACAAACGGTTGACCTAGCTCTTTCCGTATAAATAACACATATCATGTTTCTGATGACACAGGTGTAACAATGATGTGGAGTCGAAAACATGAATGCTCATATAGACAAAATTCTTCGATCGCCTTCTCAAGATTTATTTGTGTATGACAAAATTTCCGGACATTGGTTTTGTAGAGAAAACTCAGACTTCTTTTGCCCTGAGCCCAGCATCGAAGTTTACACAAAGCTCGTTGTACAGAATATTCTATCGCTACTTGATAGCTGCAAAATACAAAACGCTGTTGCTGATCAACCCGATTATGACTATAATGCTTTCAATGTTCTGATTGAGGAGAAGTTTTATGGCAGAAAAAAAGAACATTGTTCAGAAGCCTCTCAAAGGGCACTTCTTCTCTGAACGGAATATAAAGAGAGCAGAAGAGCACTACCAGGCAAAATTTGTGGATACGTTTGACTTGGGATACGGTCCAGTCGATGTGTTTTACAATCCAAACCCAGACGTATCGAAAGGGCACTCTCATTACTTTGCCCTCCGACAGATAGTCGGTAACATTTTGATCAGCAATGGTTCGAAGGTTCTTGAATTACCTCTCATTGGTCTGAGAGCTGATGATGGTGAAATTATGTTCAGTCGTCACAGACATGATTATAGGACGAGTCAAGATGGAACAGTATCTGTTGATGGGGGAGTTGATTACTTCCGCACTAGCATTCACAATGATAGCTCTGGCATTCCTTTTAATGAACGACTAGTCAAACTTAAGGTGGTCGAAGACCGCATCGAGGTGTCTGCCCCATGAGAGACATGACAGCACATATTGATGCATGCATAGCTAACTTAGCAAAAGCTATTGAAGAAAACAGATGGGCTCTGGAAGCTGCTAGAGCTGAAATTTTATATCTGAAAGAAAAATGTGACGAAGCTCATCATGTACTTAAAAACGCCTACACTTCCTCAAACGGAGAAGTGCTTTCGTTGTATGAGTTGAGCAAGAGATTTGCAGAGTGGGAATATAGGTTTACTGACGATCATAGATAGGAGAATAAAATGAATACTAAAACGCTTATTACTGGAATTGCTATCTTTTGTTCAGCATCAAGTATGGTAGCTGCACAAAACGCCCGCGACCAGATCCGCGCCGTCGGCTCCTCGACGGTCTTCCCGTTCACCACGACCGTCGCCGAGAACTTCGCGCGCACCTCGGGGATAAAGGCGCCGATCGTCGAATCCACCGGCACGGGCGGCGGCTTCCGCCTGTTCTGCGCCGGCGTCGGCACCCAGCACCCCGATCTTTCGAATGCCTCGCGCGCGATCACGAAGTCCGAGATCGAAACCTGCACGAAGAACGGCGTCACCGCGATCACCGAGGTCAAGATCGGCTTCGACGGCATCGTGCTGGCGGTCAAGAAGGGGGCGCCGAAATTCGACGTCACCCGCCAGCAGGTGTGGCTCGCCCTCGCGCGTCAGGTGCCGAAGAACGGCCAGCTGGTCGCCAACCCGCATCAGCGCTGGAGCGACATCGATCCCAAGCTCCCGAACATCGCCATCGAGGTGATGGGCCCGCCCCCGACCTCCGGTACGCGCGACGCCTTCGTCGAGATGGTGATGGATTTCGGCTGCAAGGACTTCGCCGAAATCAAGGCGGTCGCCGATTCCCGCGCCCGCGCCCAGGCCTGCGCCGCGATCCGCGAGGACGGCAAGTTCATCGAAGCCGGCGAGAACGACAACCTGATCGTCCAGCGCCTCGTCGCTGGTCAGGGCGTCGCGATCGGGATCTTCGGCTACTCCTTCCTTGAAGAGAACATCGACAAGCTCCAGGCCAAGCATGTCGACGGCGTCGAGCCGAGCTTCGAGAACATCTCCGAGGGCAAGTATCCCGTGTCCCGCTCGATGTTCGTCTACGTGAAGAACGCCCATGCCGGCGTGATCCCGGGTCTGCGCGAGTTCGTCTCCGAGTACGTCTCGGATCGCTCGATGGGCGAGAACGGGTATCTCGAGAAGAAGGGCCTCATCCCGCTGCCCAAGGCGGAGCGCGAGAAGGTCCGTATCACTGCAGCCAATCTAACCCCAATGAACTGAGGATATAAAATGTCTGATAATTTTCGCTATACTCTTATTGCTGAACAAATTAATCGTCCAGGCGATTTCCATAAGGATTCAAAGATTAGTATTGTGTGCACACCAATGGATCTCAAAGATTTGCTTTCGAATCTCGCTTCGCTTGTTAATGCTGCAGGCTACAATTATGTCGAGGAGTTGCATGCAGTTTGTGGTGAACTTACTCATACAAGTCTTGGAGAGACATTTTACAGTGATGATGAGGACTATTCTTGGGATGAACATGATGACACAGAGTCTGAAGATGATAAGCCTGTTCAGGCAGCTCCAGAGGTCAAACCTGAAGAAACCAAATAATCGTTAACAAACACAAAGGGCCGGGAAACCGGCCCTTTCCTTTTGAAATGCACTGTTTTTTTGTTGTTGTCTTTTTTCCGTAAAAAGGGATGATAGGGATACAACAAGTGCAGTTGGAGATGCAAATGCAGACACAGTTCAACCTTCGCGGCCGGGACGTCGTTCGCCTTCTTGAGACGAACGATAAGGCCATTGGCAGGGCCCTGGTTGTTCTTCGGAACAACCAGACGAATGATGAGCAGATTGCGAAGTCGTCCAAGTATCACAACATGAAGGGGTTCCGGCCATGCGATGCCAAGGCTGGCACGGAGATGGCTGAGTTCTTCCTCAAGGAGGGATATCTGACCAAGGAGCAGATCAATCACTGGCGCCAGCCGTACGCCAAGGGGGGCATGCGGATCTCGATCTACTGGAGGCAGCTGCTTCGCGCAGCGTATCTCAAGCAGCGTCAGGCCGCGAAGGCGGCCTGACGTATCGCAACAGATTCTGGGAGGTTCCATGATCGTCAAGGTTCGCAATCCGCTCTGGGATTCCAGGCATCTCTACGCTGCTGGCGTGATTCGTGAGTTCGAAGTCTATGAGGGACAGCCTCTGACTCCTCCTAAGTTTGCAGAGCCTGGGACGATCTGCCTCTCGACTGGCAGCAAGCTGTATCCCGTCCGTGAGATCCACCCTTCGATGATTGTTTCGATTGACGAAAAGATTGTCGTCAACAAGCCTGCTCAGACGACGACCAGGGTCGTCGAGGTGGCTGGCTCGAAGGGGAACATCTATCGCGTGACGATTGGTCCCAACGGCAGGGCCTGTGACTGCACGGGATTCAAGTTTAGGCGTGCTTGCAGGCACATTGCAGAAGCTGCTTGACCTTTTTTCTGATAAAAGGGATTCTGTTTCTACACTGAAAGGAGATGCAATGAAGACGTTGATTTTTCCGTCCGCTCTGTTCGCCTACGATGCCGAGAAGGGGACGATGTCGGCTGTTGCATCCACGCTCGAGAGCTATATGTGGAATAGCCGCAATCCGACGTGGAATGGCTATCTGGCTCATGTGATGCCTGATGGCACGACCAAGCAGGGGATGTACGTCAAGAGCGCAAAGACTGGCAATGTCCGGTTCTTCGAGCTGTCGACGTATGTCTATGAGCGCGGCGAGGATCGCTTCGACAAGATCCGCAACGATCTCGGCCTCTGCGTGGCTTCCAAGTTTGTTTCGCCTGAGGTCGAAGGCATCACGATCGTTGTCGACGGAATGTTTTTGATCATGTCGTGCTTGTCTGGTTTTGCTAACAAGCACGACGATGATAACGGAGGGATGTGATTAGCGTCTCTGCTTGAACATTTCGGAGTTGAAGAGGTGAACGATGAATAAGGTTATTCGTAATGGTATGGTTGCGGTGCTGTATTCTCCGGGATATGGTGCTGGTTGGTATTCATGGAATAAGGAGCGTCCTGAGTGCCTGTTTGATCCGAACATTGTTGCCATGGTTGAGGCTGGACAGTACGATCAGATTGAGGCGTACTGCAAGACCGCATATGGAACAGAACTATTTCCAGGTGGTGCGGAACAGTTGAAGATTGAGTGGATTCCTGTGGGTACCAAGTTTAGGATTGATGAATATGATGGATATGAGTCCATTGAGTATGAGCATGATCCTGATCCCGATTGGCTTGTTGCATGAGGAGTTGAAGAATGAAGCACGACCAGATTGATCTACTGGCACTGATGGCAACCGATCACAAAGGCGGATTGGATCGACATAAGTTCGCCGAGTTGATTGTTCAAGATTGTCTTGGTGTATTGAAAACCCGATTTATGGGTGATCTGAATCGTGAGGATATGGAAGTAAAACGGTGCATTGAAGATGTGAAAGAACATTTTGGAGTTGAAGAATGAACAAACGAATTCGAGAACTTGAAGCCCAATGTTGGGAACATGACCAGTCTTGGACTGGCGTTGGACAGCGTGTATTCAATAAAGAAAAGTTCTCCGAGCTGATCGTTCAAGATTGTCTTGGTGTATTGAAACGCCGATTTATGGGTGATCTGAATCGTGAGGATATGGAAGTAAAACGGTGCATTGAAGATGTGGAAGACCATTTTTGGAGTTGAAGAATGACCGATACTAAATTGATCCAAGAGAACAAGTGGATGAGGGAAAAGCTAGTGGCGCTGTGCCATGAGCTAATGGGCTTGTCCATAGACACGGGATTTGTTCTCGGTTGCAGCTTGAAGAATGCGCCAGACGAGATTGAAGCAATTAGAAAGAATCTGTATGACATGTCTATACGCCTTTCAAAGGATGGATTTGAGTAAGATGAGAGACCTGACGGAACTTGCGCAGAAAGTTTGGGCAGCAAAGTCGTTTGAGGGCAAGGCTGTACACATCAAAAAAATGATTGATGGAATCAAATGTAAAAACACCAAGAGTAAATTCAGCAAGGCTGCCCTGCAAGCGTTCTCCCCAAAAGAGCTCGACCACCTCGCAAACCGTATTATAACCCTACAAAAAGCAGCATAACTCCGCAAAAAATAATCAGTTGTCATTTTTTCCAAATACAAGTAGTATACAAATACTGACTGATTAACCCAATCATCTTGAAAGGATACACAAATGGCTCACATGGTCGAAACGATGGCGTACGCTGGTGAGAAGCCCTGGCACGGCCTTGGCAAGGAGGTCCACAACGACCTGACTCCTGCCCAGATGCTGGTCGAGGCTGGCCTGGACTGGTCTGTCGACAAGGTTCCGGCGTTCGCGACGATCGGTGGCAAGAAGGTCAGCGTCGGCAGGGATGCTCTTGTCCGCTCGACCGACAACAGGATCCTCGACGTCGTCTCCTCTGAGTGGAATCCCGTTCAGAATAGCGAGGCGTTCGAGTTCTTCACCGACTTCGTCATGGAAGGCGACATGGAGATGAACACGGCTGGATCGCTTCGTGGCGGCCAAGTTGTCTGGGCTCTTGCGAAGATCAAGGACAGCTTTGAGCTGTTTGACGGGGATCGGGTTGAGGGATACCTCCTCTTTACGAACCCGCACAGGTTTGGTCAGTGCATCGACGTTCGGTTCACGCCAATCCGTGTTGTCTGCAACAACACCCTGACCCTCTCGCTCAATGAAAAGGGTAACCGCTTCGTCAAGATCAATCACCGGCGCCAGTTTGACGCCGAGTCCGTCAAGCAGACGCTTGGCATCGCAAGCAAGAAGCTCGGCCAGTACAAGGAGATGGCTGAGTTCCTGGGCAAGAAGCGCTTCAACACCGACAATCTCATTGCATACTTCAACGACGTCTTCCCTGTCCTGACGACGAAGGAGAAGGCTCGGAAGGAGCTGTCGAAGTCGGCCACCCGTGCTCTTGAGCTGATTGACACCCAGCCGGGCCATGAGTTTGCGAAGGGTTCGTGGTGGCAGGCGTACAATGCGGTCACGTTCATGACGGATCATGAGATTGGTCGCAACAACGACAACCGCCTGACGTCGGCCTGGTTTGGTCCGAACAGTCAGCTGAAGGTTCGGGCGCTTGAGTCTGCAATGGACTACGCACAGGCAGCCTGACAATGACTGGAGCCCCCAAAAGGGGCTCCTTTCTTTCGT